TCGATAGAGGAATTCTCCTTGGCATAATACTTAACTTTTGCCATTTCTTATCCGTTTTAAAGGGTTTAACTTTTAGAGGTTAGAGGTACGTCATTTTGTTGAATATGCGCTGCCAAAGGTTGCGAAGCATCAGACGCTCTTGAGCCTTGCGATAGCGTTCCTTCCATTCTTCGAGTTCCTTAATCTTTGCCGACATGCGCACAAACTCCTTTTGGATTTCCTCGCCCTTCTCGTGGCTGTCCTCACGAAGTTTGTGATAATAAGGCATGGTGCGATGCTCGTCGAGTTCTGACTTGATGGTGCCAGGGCGATTGCTCCACACCTCTTTGATGTCATCAACGAACCGCTTGCGATACTCAGGGCTGCTGTCGGGACTTTCGTACATTTCGACGACCATCCGCTCCATCTGATTGCGACGGTCGGCCACTCTTTCGAGATAGCGGAAAGCTGACTCGTTCATCTCCTTGTAGTATTCCACGTCCGACGCCACCGCAGCCATCAGCAGTCCGTTGTCTCGTATCTCCACGTCCTGCTTGTTGGTGTAGTACATGCTTTCAACTTGGAAAGCGTTCTCGCTGTGGCCGTCCTTGAATGTGATGACCACGTAGCCGTACTCCTTGTTATGGGTTACGGATTGCGCCTCGCTCTCATTGATGAAGCGGTCGCCGTTTGCTGTCTTGATGATAATCATACCTCACTCTCCTTTCCACGCTTTCATAAACTCTTCGTATTCGCTACCATCGAACCAAACCATTTCGCTGATTTTGGCCTGTGGCGTGAACATGATACCAAACACCACGTCGCCCGTGACATTCTCCTTGATAAGCCCTGAGATGCAAATCACCTTGTCGGTATCTACCCACATCGGCATCTTGTCGGGCTGGTCTTTCATGTACTCCTTGAAATCTTGTCCAGTGAGTGCTTTCGTTAAAATGCCCTCGAAGCTTTTACTTTTGTCAAGATGTTCGACGATTGCATCTGCAAACGTCCTTCGTGTTAATTTAATCTTTGCCATAGTTCCTTTTATTTCATTCTCAATTCTCAATTATCAATTATCAATTTGCGGCAGTGGCCGCAGAAGTCCCCATTGACGCTTTCTGCGTCGAGCCTGCTCACGTTGGCTTTCGCCTTCCTCTGTCGCGACTCGGCCTAATGGATGCGAGCATCCTTTCGGCTCTCGCTGCTCCATCGGTCCGGCATTGCTCATGCGAGCATGGCACTGCTCTCGCTTACTCGCAGCCTTGACGATTTCAGCGTCGAGCCTGCTCACGCTCGGCATTGCTCATGCGAGCATGACACTGCTCTCGCTTACTCGCAGCCTTCAGATAGCAGACAATGTTCACAAAAAGAGAGGCATCCCGTTTGTGCGGAATGTCTCTCTTAACGTGACTTATCTTGCTTGTGGTAGAGCCTTATTCGATGTACCGCCAGCGATAGCCGCCAGCGGTCTTTGCTCCGTACTCATTGCGACAACAGCCGCCGATGTGTCGGGTATGTACGCCCGTGGCTTCCGATGCTTCCTTGATGCTGTCGAAGTAGGCGACGTGTTGCCCGTCGGTGGTCAGTTGCTCAACCTTTCGCATGGATGTACGCTTTCTCCGACTGCCTGTGCCGTATCTCACATTGTTGGCTCTCGACATCCATTCCAAGTTGTCGGCTCGGTTGTTGGTCTTGTCTTCGTCGATGTGGTTGACGGTTTCGAGGTTCTGAGGATTCGGAATGAAAGCATTTGCTACAAGACGATGCACCAACTTCATTTCGGTCTTGCCTTGCACCTTGAACAATACGCCCAAATAACCGCCGTGAATCTTTCGCGCTGTCAGCACCTTGCCTTTGGTGGGTCGGTAGGCGATTGTTCCCCACCTCGATGCGTACGACAACATCTGGTCAAGTGAGCGCACCCTTCCGAGGTTGCTCACCTCATACTTGCCTTCGTAGCCTTCAATGGCTTTCCAAACTTCTTCCATCATATTGAATCCACTTGATCGTAAGCTGTGATACTCATTCGGAACGATGGCATTGCCTCGTTGCGACGCATGAGCGATGCCAAAGGGTTGAACTTCTTCAAGAAACGTGAGAGGTCGTAGAGTGCGCCTTGCATTTCCATTGCGTCGGCTGGCAGACAAAGCGGCATCCGTTTGTTACCTTCTGCCTCGCTGTCGTTGCGTTGCTTCACTACTTCGAGGGCTACCGTTGCAAAGGTGATGTTCACGGTGTTCAGTGCCTTTTGTAGTCCTGCGTAGTCGCATTCGCCACAGATAAACGGCACCAGCTCGCCAATAACACTTGCCACTTCGTCGGCATTGTCCTTTACCCATTGCGTCATCAACTGATGCGCTGCGATGCGGTTTGCATACTCGGGGTCTTTCAATAATTCTTCGTTACACATAATTGTTTGAACATTAAAATTAAAATGGCAGCACTACGCGCTGTTCAGGCTCTATGTGTGCGAAGCCTTGGCGGTGTTTCCACTACGCCACGCGGTTACTGCCAGTATTTCCTTACCTATGGGGCAAAAAAATTGCCGCTTGGTTAAGCGACATCTTCTGCCGCACACATATTTGAACGGTGCAAATATAAGGCGATTTCCTGAAAGTTGCAAGAAATCGCCCAAATTTTTAAGAGAGTTTAAGGATTCAAAAAAAGGCTCGCCGCTGCAAGCCTTCGATGGTTAATCAATCTAAAACAATCATTACTACTTATGAATAACTAAAAAACATAAACTTTAAGTTAAATGAAAAACGTACTATTACAATATATAACAAAAATAAATCACAAAGAGGCGTATTCTGTACGGGCATTGAAACATGGACACTGCTTCCCTGGGTCGAAGTCGTGGTGGCCATAGACCTTTGCATCGGGGTAGAGCCTATGCAAGTCTTCGATGATCTTCATCAAGGCGGCTTTCTGCGCCAGCGTCCGCGTGTCCTTGCGCGTCTGCTTCTCGTAGGGCACACCAGGCTTGTTCTCGCAGCCTCCGACGTATGCCACGCCAATAGAGTAGGTGTTGTGGCCTCCCTTCTGACAGTGGGCACCTATCAGATCGACATCACGCCCGTTTTCGATGTGGCCGTTGCGGTAGATGACATAATGGTAGCCAATGTCGCTCCAGCCCTGCCGCTTGTGGTCGGCACGAATCTGATCCACGGTGTAGTCGCGGCCCTCGGGGGTATCGGTGCAATGGATGATGATCTCGCGTATCGTGCGCTTCGACTTCTTCAGGCGGAAGACGGTGGGCAGCAGTAGGGCGATAGTCGCTGGGCCAACGATGCCGTCACTCACAAGGTGGTGCTTCCTTTGGAACTCCACCACAGCGTCGCGCGTGACAGTACCGTAGATGCCGTCACAGATCATCGGGTAGCCAGCCTTGCACAGAGCCTGCTGGAGCATCTTCACGCCCTCGCCACGAGAGCCAACTTTATAGATTGTCGTCATAAATCTTCGTTGATTGGTTCAATGTCTTCCGTGGCCGTTCCTGGTGGGACGGGACCGCGCTTTTTAGCTTTCGGTCGCTTCGGTCGCTCGATGACTGTCTCACCCGTCTCAATGTGCTGAAGGTCGTCTTCCAGTATCGAAGTGTCACAATCAAAGTGCCTCGCCGTCTTGTCGATGAGCACCTTGGCCAGCATCTTCCACACGCGGGCGTGCTTGTCGCCAGGCAGTCGGCAAGACGCTTTGTTCTCTGCGATACTCAGCAGTTGCTCTGCGCATACCACGCCAGCGGCTATATAACTGAGTGGCACGTCGATGTGAACGAATATCCACCGCTCTACGCAGTAGGCCAGGATAATGATGACAAACCGCTCGATGAGCGTGGGGATCACCTGTCGGAACTTATACGACATGAATTTCGCCTGCTCACGCTTCTTCTTGGGGTACATAATGTGAACGCGCTTGTCGAGTTCGTAGGCACTCCAAGCGTCGTACAAGACGAACAGCGTGGCGATGATGATCAGAGGGAATGCAGGCTCAAACTTTCCGACAACCCAGCCGATGACACCGCCAAACGTCAGCGACAAAACTTCTATCAGTCTCTCATTCATTTCTGAATCTCCCAGAAATACTTCTTGAACTGAGGCCATGCCGAATAAGCGAGGATGGCGATACCGACTGCGAATGGGTATTGATGGCACCACCAGCAATAGCCAAAACCGCCAATGGCTCCGAGCAGGCAACCTGCCAGCAGAACCAGATACATAATTTTTGTCAATGCTTCTTTCATAACTCTTGATATTATTTGTTACTTATCACGGGAATCACTTGCGAGGGTTTACCGCTCAGCAGGGCCGTCGTCGTGCGTGCCGCGAAGACTCAGCGTGTAGTATATCTTGCGCACACCGTTATCATTTCGCAGCGTGATCGTGGCCGTCCTGTCCTTACCGTCGGTCACGGCGGGGCACATCAGTACATACTGCGCTCCGGCCTCGAAGATACCCTCCGTCTTGCCGTCGATGGTGCTCACGTTAGCCCCCTCGATCTTGAATTTCACGGTCTGCGACACCTCAATCGACGGGTAGCGGTCTTTATTTGCCTCCTTCGTGCAACAGTGCCCCATCTGCTGCTCACCGGCATCGACATGACACGAGCCATAGCCGCCCAACACCCACGACAGACTGGTGTTCACCTTCTCCGTCGGCTCTGGTGACGGTGCGGGTGTCTCGCCACTGATAATCTTCTGATATTCCTGTTTGGCCTTATCCACCAACTTCGCCATGCCGATATTCTTGCACGCACGAACGATCGGCATGAACAGCATACCGCAGAGCATACCTATGGTGGTATCGCTCAGGTGATGGTAACGAGTGATGCAACGGCTCAAACGGAACCATCCCATAGCCATCATCAATGGACTGATCTTGTCTGGCATCACCTCCATCAGTGCCAGTGTCACACCGGCTATGTAGGCACTGTGGCCACTCGGGTATGAGTTGGCATAGAGCTGACTCTGGTAATAGGTTTCATAGTCGCCAATATGGTTTCCATGATCATCCACGTAGTCACCGCCCTGGTTATAGAATCCCGTGCGGTGGCCGTCACCATCCTCGATGGCGTAGTTCACAAGGGCTTTGTAGTCTGGTGGCATGATGGCCGACGGATCGTAACAGCCCTGTCCTGGGCGACGACGGCCATACTCTGCTGTCAGCAATGGCTTACGGCTATTTGAGCATGCCACACCAACGGTATAGACAAGGTTGGCGATGGCTCCATTGTCCGGAATCTCAATGCCGATGGTGTCTTGGCCGAATACTGGCGTGAAGGTCATCTCTCCGTACTTCGGGTCGGTGACGGTGCGATTCTTGCCGAAGAGGTGCTGCACCTTGCATTCCTTATTGGCAACGGCCTGGATGGTGCGCTGTCGGAACTCCTTGCGATTAGTGCCAAGGGAATAATTCTCAGCCACCTCAAACTCGACGGAAACGTCTTCAGACAGATCACCATTCGACAGAACATCACCTGCTGGCGTGCCGTTTGGTCGGTTCTTGTAGGCATCAAGGTACGGCCCCGGGGCGGGTGGCATAAACTTGGTTAAATCCAACCACAACTCACTAATATCGTTTTTGTACTCGATTGGCTTCGTGCCAAGTTCCTTGCGCATGGCATCCACCGCCTCCTGACTGTGGGTGGTGGTGACGATAATTGCGGCCATCATGCGAGCGTAACTTGGATCGGAGTAGAACATCCAACCATATAGAGGGTGTGTGCGGTTGTCGCATGTGTAGTTCATCGTCATCTCTGCCAACTGCTGCCGCTTCTCTGGCATCACCTCGGCGAGTACCATGTAAAACATCATGGCGCACATCTGCTCCAGCACTAAAGAGTTGACGTTAGAGCCTTCCGTTGGTGTGATCTGCGGGAAGTTTTCAGGGATATAGATGCGTTCGCCGTAGCCGCCTCCCGATGTCGCCTGGGTATAGCACTCAGCCCATGTACCGAGCAGCACGCCGTAGGTCGTGGTGGTCTTTTCGAGGTCGATCACATCCCTGAGATACGCTACCATTCCGTCGAAGATACCACGGAAGCGGTCATCGTCATGTGGCGACACATCGGGAATGTCCTGCGCCAACTCCCACTTGTCCTCCTCCGTGAACGGCAGATAGAGTGGCGGCTGGCCTTCGAGCAGATAGCCGTTCGGCTTCACGTCCTGGATGGTGTAAGTGTCAGTACCGTTGGTTATCCTGTCGCCGACAACAAACTTCGGCGCATATTCCTCGTGCGGCTCCTGCGACACATGGGGACTGGCTCCATCTGTGCTATCCGACGAATCATCGTCGGATAGCACAGTGGTGCCTGTCCCCTGTGTGTCTCTCTGTGTTTCGTCATCACTTTCACTCGGATTATTATCCTCTCCTTGGTCTGATGACTTCATCAGCACCCAAAACGCGATGGCAACCACTGGCACCACCAACGCTATAATTATCAATATCGCTGTCTTCATATATATTACGCCTTTTTATTCTTAATAGGTTTACTTTTCTGTCATTTCGAGCATGTCGAGAAATCCATTCATTTCCTCCACAAGTTGATCTGCCCACCTACGCCTACATATATGTCTGGCTTCCGGTTGAACACGCCATACCCACCACCTACTTGCACACCAAACGTGATCAGCGGCGATGGCTTCACCGCGGTCTTCGTCACTGTCTCGGTGATCGTCGGCAGTCTGAGGTCGATGCTGTCAAGGTTCGGCTCATAGCCTGAGACCCATGCTGTGTACAGACTGTCGTCGTAGCGTTTCTGATAGATCTGCACGGGTACATCTATCGAGTCATGCAGCGTGATGGTATCGCTGGGACCAGGCACGGGGATGCGCAGATACACTGTGCGCCCCGTGTTGATGGTCTCAGCAGGCAAAGGTTCACGGATAATCGAATCTTTCCACACCGTGTCACGCTTGATGACAATACTCGGCTCTGGCTCAGTGGTCCAGAACCACACATTGATGGCCACGCTCGCAATCAGCAACGCCACCACAATCCAAAATCCTTTCTTCATATAAACTTGATCTTTTTAGTTTTGAATTTCTCAGCCGATGCAACAAACATCTGCTTCCACACCACTTCATCCATTACACCATGCTCACGGGCGATATGTGTCACAGTCCGCTCGATGTGTTTCCTGATTTCCGTTAAATTCTCTGCCATAGTCTTTATTATTCCTTGTTTGTCACACGCCCTGCTTCTAAAACAGGCAAACCAGCCTCGGTGGGGATGTAGATAATTCGATTATTGGTGTTAGCATTCTGCTGACGTACCCAGAGATATTGAATGTAGGTCGGTGTCAGACTTCCATTCTCAATCTTGATGGCCTGTGCTGCACCTTTGGCTCGTTCGATTTCAGCTTGGGCGTTCAGTTTCTCCGCTTCCAAATTGGCTTCCGCTTCGGCAATTTTGATCTTACGGTTCTGCTCAGCCTTGGCGAGTTCAGCCCTTCCTGACATCTCCTGTTGCCACACACGGTACTTTGGCATTCCGAACATACAGCCACCGATACCGCCACACAAAATAAACAGGGCGGTCGCAACGATGATCACCCAACTCTTCACATTTAATTCGTACATAGTTCTTTTGATTTTAATTGTTAATAATATTATTTTTAGTGCTCCACTTTTCCATGAGCTTTGCGAGTTTCTTATCGAGTTTCTTGATGTCCGCTTGCGGTACTGGCCATATCTTGAAGTGATAGGCAACGCAACTCTCGATGTTCGCTCCACGGCTGTCGCGCCAACCTGGTAGTTTGTAGATTTGGTCGCAGCGCATCAGCAACCAAAGATCATACAGCAGTGTCAGCCGATAGCCGACAATCCGATACAACCACGGCCACCGGCACGCCCACACTCGGATGGGGTTCACGATCTTCGTATATCCCTGCGCTCTCAGCGACTGCTCCGCCCGCTTGAATAGTTCCAAATACTGCTCACGCTCCAGTCCGCTCATCGGCCCTGAGATATATACACGGGCGTTTCTCCCGTACCTCGCTATATGTTCGTCGCAAGCCTTCTCTAACTCCCGCCGAGCCTCGTTCAATGATTCTTTGCTCATAATTCCTTTTTCTTAAATTCCGCATTATTAGTCCACACGTCGATGCTGTCGCCATGTGGGTAATAAGTTATATAGTCGGACTTTAATATGTTCTGATTCAGAATCCTTGCAATCTGCTTTTTGACGTAGGTATCGCCAACGCCAATACAATTCAAATACCCGCTGTCAGGGTCTTGCCTTTCCTCAATTTTCTCCTTGCTCATAGTTCCTAACTCTCTGTATTGCATTTCGATTTACACGATGGGCAGCGCACGATGTGGCGGTGTCTGATTTCAACTGGGTCGTGTCGCCCGCCATGACTTCGCCAATGTACTTCGGGCACATTGTAAATCTGCTCGTATTGCATTTCAATCTCACCAGGCTGATAGGTGAAGACACAGCCACATGTCGGGCACGTCATCTCCTTTGATAAATCTTTCCCTTGCTTTATAATCATCATAGTTCCTATTTTTGTATTATTGCGATAACCATTCCAATGATTATGATGTAAATAGCAATCATCGCCAGGCATTTATTCCATTTGTTATCTTCGTCCTGAAAGATCAATCCACCAATAATCCCGACTATTGGTGTAATGAGTAGAAGCAAGAATAGTGGTGCAAACAACCATTCTTCCAACTTCATCTTCTTGCACTCTTCTTTGTCGAATTTTGACAACAGATTGTATAGCGGTACAATCTGCATACATGTATAGGTTATCGAAAAGCCTATAATCATTATAATAACTCCAATGTTCATAGTTCCTTTATAATGTGATATTGATTTATCCGTATGCTATTGGATAGTCCTTGTTTGAACACTATCGAATGCGAGTCAGCACGTCCGACATGATCTCTGCCGATATGGTGGTGCGGATGCTGTCGGCAGGCTCGATGAGTATGGGGTGCTTCAACTTGGCTATCTGCTCACGATTGAGCACTATTTCGCCCGTCGGCATTTGTGCCACGCCTACCTTCGGAGGTGGTGGCACCACGATACCGCCCGACGGGAACGTGACAGGGTGAATCTTTTCGACCGCCTGACGTATCAAGTTCATACCGAGGGCAGCAGCGCAAGCCGTGTCAGCCACCTGTTGCAGCGTCTTGGCGATGTGTAGCCGTCCCTTGCGCTGCCATTTCGTGCGAGGGTTGCCGTTCAATGTCCGACAGCCTTTCTTCAGTTTTCGGGGTAGTCTCATACCTTTATCAGCTTTCCTTGTTTAACCATGTTCTTGTGATACTCGCCGTTCATCACCCACCAACGCTTCTGCTCGTCCAGAATCAGCCAGTCGCCCGTGTCGGCGGTGGTGTGGTTGTCGGCAAATTCGAGATGAATGCCCTCGCTGCTGTCGAAGCGGACACCCTTCAGAAGTCCTTGCGATAGCATTTCGTTGAATCGCTTCCAATGCTTGAACGTCACTTGCACCTCGTCGAGTATTCGCAGTTCGGTCAGCTCTTCCGCCCTGCTCACAATCTGCATCACGATGCGGTAATTGTCGTTCACTTTCACCTCTTTCAGTTCGATGTCAACCTCCCGCCCGTTGATGTAGAGCGGAATGTCGCCCGATGTAAAACGCCGTGAAATGGTGGTCGCCTTCTTAATCAGTTCGTTTAATGTCATAGTTCCTATAATTATTATTAAAATCGTCGGGGCGACTGGTAGCTGTCTGCCTTACCCGCACCGTCATGCGGAGGTTCAAGCCATCTCCCTGCCGTCCCGACTTGCCGCCACGTTAGCGGCCATTCTTTTAATTCCTTCACTGCTCCACCCGTCCTTCATCCAAGTCAAACAGATACACGGCATCCATCAAAGCATGTATCGGGTCAATCTTGTGGCTGGGTGCGGGGCCGCCCTTGGTGATGCGGCGCAGGTTGGTGGAGTCGTTGACCTCCACGGCGCAGTTGCCGAAGCACCAGGGCCACAGGGGGCTCTCGCTAAATGAGATAAACGGGTCGTTGCGCTTGATCATCTCTTCGATTTCCAATATTCGCGGGT